ATTTTATTCCTCCTTACCTGATAATTTTTCAAAATACTTTTTAAAAGGTAGATTTATACCTAATTCTCCTAAATTTTCATAAAATGATATTGCTTCTGTTGTTATACAAACAACAGCACTACCTATTAAGAAAATGTTTACTTGAACTAACAAATCTACTAAAAAACCTACTAAAATAGAAATTACCCATCCTATTTTTTTAATAAATCCATCTCGACTTATCGATGAGTTTACTTTCTTGTTTTTAAATGCTTTCAAGTACCCTGTAAGTACATCTGCAAAAATAAATAAACCACATATCAAAAAAATTGTTTTTGGTTCACTTATTCCTGTTATTTTTTCTATAAATTGTTCCATATTATTTACCTCCTATTTTTAAAACAATTATTTGTAACCTATAACCCTTAAAACTTTAATTGTATTTTCTGTATTTGTATAAAATGGTTGACCAGAATTTGTAACATAACCATTACCATATTTAATAGTTACTTTTGTTGGATTTGTAACAGAAAAAATGAATTGTTTCCATCCAATAAAAAATCCAGTACCATAACCATAAAAGCAACATACAGCATTCACAGATAAAGCATTATCTTTTACTAAATCTGTTGGTGCTTTTGTACTTTGAATTTCGTACTCAGCACGTGTATAAAACAATTCTATATATTTATAATTCTTCCAACTATCTTTTAATTCAAAAGACTCATTTGTTCCTGTTGCTCCACCATCATATAAAATTGTTGGTTCTAACAATTTTTCATTTATTTTCATATTTTTTTCTAGAATTAAGCCGTACGATACCAAATAAAACATGTATAATATGGTTGCATATTGTTATGTGCTTGATCACCACCAGTTTTGTAAATTGATGGATATTGATTTTTTTCGCGTCCATCTGCACCTATCACACCCCATAAACCTCCACCTTTTGTAGAAACACCACCATTACCATAGGTTTCACAATCGTGTGTATGACTTGGCATTTCATTAATGGTCAATTTATGTGTTTTTTCTCCTCCAATTAACTTTGAAGTTTTAAAGTCTGTGTCCAATTCATCAACACCAACCAAAGTTTTACCTTTAATTCTCTCCCATGTTCCACCAAATAATTTATTTGGGTTTATATCATTTAAGCTTAAATATATACTTCCTATCGGATAAATTAAATCTACATTTATCATTCATTTGATATTTAATATCTATGCTATGCGTTTCCAAAATGCCATTACTATATAAGGTTGTAAATTATTATGTGATTCATCTCCACCAGTTTTATCAACAACATCCCATGCTGTTCCAGTTCTATCCGTATTTGAATTAGGTGTACATGTATGATTACCACCAGCGACATAAGGATAAGTTACAGCAGTACTATGTGAATGCGAAGGCATTTCAGCAATAGTTAATTTATGTGTTTTTTCTCCACCTATTTTGCCTACAGTATTAAAATCTGAATCAGATGTATCTAAACCTACTGGAACTCTTCCTTTACCTACTTGTTGCCATTTAAATCCTAAAAAATTAGAATGATCTAAAGCATCAAAAAAGACTTCTACCTTATTAATAGGAAAAGCCTCTTCATATAATTTTGGATTAAGCATAAACATCACCGAAGTGACCAGATATTAAATATCTGTCACCTCTTTTCTTGTAAAAGGAAGTTCTAGATTGAACCTCCTTTCTGGCGTAAGCCTTGTATGTATGTATGTATGTATGTATGTATGTATGTATGTATGTATGTATGTATGTATAAGCATAGCATACTCACGTATGCTGTCAATAGTTTTTTTCATTTTTTCCTCCTATTTTATCAATGGAATTAAAGTCCATTTATTTGCATTAAAATTTTCTGCTTTTGTTATTGCAGTTTTGCATTCGTATATAGTGTGATTATATATAACCCTATCTCCAACTGCATATGTTTTTGTATTGCTATAAGTATTAGTATATAAACCTAATGCTTTTAATAAATTTGTTATGTTATTTTGTATTGTTGTTATTACATCTCCTGAATCAGTAATAAAGCCTGAATCATTTGACAATTGACTCGTTTTTGTCGGTATAGATGTTTTTTTTGCATAAGTTGTTGATATTTTATTACCATCCGAATCGTTTGTTGCTTTCGTTGAAGTAGAAGCATTACCTGTTAAATTACCTTTGAATCCTTTTGCAGTAATTACGCCTGTATTTGGATTCAATGTAACATCACTATCTTTACTTGCATTTGTTGTTTGTGTTCCTGTTGTTGTTGAACTTTGTGACAATATAGGATATTCAGCACTTGTTGTTGCTAATTCTGTTATTTTTACTTTTTCATCAGTGTTAGATGATTTTACAATAATATTTCCTGATGCATCAGTTGTTACTGTTGTTGCACCACTACCACTTATTTTATTTGATGATGTAACCTTTGAATTTTCAACGCTATTTATATATACATTCCCGTTTGTTAATGCTGTTGTTGTATTTGTTGTTGAAGTTGCTGAACCAACAACATTTTTTGAAGAATAATGTGTATCCGTATTCGTTGGAGCATACAAATCAGTATTTGTACCATTTATATTTATTGTTCCAACTTTTGTTCCTGATGTAAGACTTCTTGTAAAAGAAACGGAATCAGCACTATCACTTATTCCATCAAGTTTAGTTTTATCTGTTGACGACATCAATCCATCCTTTTCAATTGTTGCTTTTGAATAAATTGTATCTGTAAATTTTGCATTAGAAGGTACATCAGAATTAACTGTGTGACCATTTACTTTTTCGGAATTATCAACTATACCATCATTATTTGTGTCATATACACTTGCAAGCATATCACCAGCACCAATACCATCAGCACCGTCATTTATTGTTGCTATTTTAGTACCTGTTGAATCAGTGATTGTTATTGTTGTAACTTTTCCTTTTTTAGAAGTAGATATTATTGGGCTTATCCCATTATCGCCCTTTTCTCCTTTTTCTCCTTTTGGTCCTTGGATTCCCTGTATACCTTGGTCTCCCTTTTCTCCTTGCAAACCTTGGGGACCTTGTGGACCTATTTCCCCTTGCTCTCCCTTCGGTCCTTGCTCTCCAATATCACCTTTTAATCCCTGAATTCCTTGAGGTCCTCGTTCTCCTTTTATTCCTTGAATACCCTGAATTCCTTGTTCTCCTTGTGGACCAGTATCGCCTTTATCACCTTTATCGCCTTTTTCTCCTTTTGCACCACGAATTGATGAGGTTGTTTCAGAAGTACCATTTGTATAATTTAAAGTTAATGTATAATCATCGTTTAATACAGTTGATTTAATTCCATTCCCTCTTTCTCCTTTTAATCCAGGCACATTTCCACTGATATTTGTTTTTATACTTACTTTTCCTGTTAAACTATCAGTATTCATCATTTTTCACCATTCTTTCCTTCAGGATATAATTTGAATTGCTTTGGTCCATCATCATCATAGCCGATAATTGTTGTTGAATTATTATTTGGATTTAATTCAATCTCATACCAATATGTTACAGGTTTATTTATATAATCCCCAATTCTTGTTTCATCTGATGACAATTCAACATCAATTGTTTTCTTGTTTGAATCTATTGAAACATCCTTTGTAAGAACAATTTCTTCAACATTTTTTTTTGACATAACTTTTAATCTTAAGATATCGCCTTTTTGAAATTCATAATCACTTCCATCATCATTTTGAGCAGTAATCACAATTGTTGCAGTATCACCTCTTGTTAAATGAATTGTTTTTTCTTCATCAATTTTTATCATATTTTGCCTCCATTTCTTCCAATTTATTCTTTAAAACTTCTATTTCTTCTTGTTGTTCTTTTATTGCTTGTAAGCAAATTGAAACCATAGCATATGTATCTATTCCATCACCTGTCATTGATATAAATTCATTTGGAGTATTATATTCATCGCCTATTATCATTCCGAAGTGTTTTTTTGAATTATCTAACTCGTTTTTCCAATTGTAAGAGTATATATCAGTATTTTTAATTATGTTAAGTGCTCCAACAAATTTATTTATATTTTTCTTTAAAGATTTTAAAGAATTATTATTAAAAGAAGGTGCTGATATACCATTTGGGTTTATATCTACTCGCTTATCATATCTTTCATTTATAATCAAAAGACCTACATAATTTCCTATATCAGAAGCATTAGAATAATATCCATATAATAGATTTTTATTATTTAATCCTAATTGTAATCCTCCTCCTGTTGTTAATTGTGCTTTTCTATTTGATGAATCACTTAAAATCTCTATTCCTGTGTCATATATATTTAATTTTTTATTATTATCTTCATCTGTTATAACAAATTTAGGACTACCTATTGTTGATTTCATTTTTATTGATCCACCATTTATATTTGCATTGCTTGTTTCAATATCTCCAGAAAATTTACCATTTGTTGCAGTAATATTGCCTTGTGAATCAACTTTAAAATTTTTTGAATCAATTGAACCATCAAGTAATGATATTTTTGTTCCTTGTTGATTCTCAACATAATTATTTGATTTAATAGAACCCGTTTTGATATTATCACCTGCAATTGTCGTACTTCCACCTGTTGCTAAATCTGTATACTTAACATAATTTTGTGTTATTTCTGTTACTGTCCCACTTAATACAGTTAATTTACCATCAACTGCTTCTGCAACTGTATCATCAGTATATTTAAGATTGTTAATCCAATCTTTTGAATTAAAATCTCCAGTTTTTCGTGTAACCTGACAAATAAAGATTTCATTATTATTAATCCAAAAATCCCCTGTATCGTAGGGGGTTTTTGGTTCTTTAATAAATATTTGCCTTTTGTTGTCAGCAGTATCCTTTGCACTATTTGCAATTGCTAATGATTCTACAACATCTTTATCTTCAATTTTTTTCCAAGAAAAATCAGTTTCTTTTTGAAATATATAACAATAGCCTGTTTCTTTATCATAATATAAATCGCCTATATGATTTTCTTTTTCATCTTCCCACATGTTAACTGGATAATTTTCTAAAGTAGGTTGTCCATTGTAATACCAAGTTGTCACTTTGCCATCAATTTGAGATTGTAAATCTTCTATATTACCAACTGTTGAATTCATAAAATTTAATAATTCATTTTCTACTTTAGTTAAACCTTTTTCGGATGTTTCAACATTTTTCTTTAAACCTAAAATACTTGCAAAATCGTATTTTCTTTCCAAATCTTGTGCTGTTCTTACACCGTTTGAATCTTGTTTCATTTTATCACCTCTTTACATAAGTTTTTCCATTGAATTCATAAACTTTAAAGCCTAAATCTTTTAATACATCAATTTGCATAGATACTTTAGGATAATGCTTTCTTACATATGCTATTATTTGATTATCAAATTGTGTAAATCCTAGACTTTTCATAGTTCTTGCTTTTTCAATAAATGTTAAATCTTGACCATTTATATAATTAAAAATTTGTTTATCATATTTTGTAAAACTTGGATATTCCTGTTTAATTAACATTGCTTTTTGTGCAATTGATAAATTCAAAGAATTAATGTATGAAATAACTTTCTTTTTTCTAGAACCTGATATTGCATTTCCATTTTTATCAATATCACTCTTGATTTTACTTAATTCTTTTTGAATTCTTTGATAATTAGAATAATCTGTAATCATATTAATTTGTTTATATTCAACTGGATTTTTCATTGCATAATTAAATTCTTCATATGAACCATAATTATCATAATTTGACATATCAATATTTTTTTTAAGCACATTACTTGCCATTATGCTTTTTTTCTTATTGCTTACATCTAAATTATTTATATATTCTATTTTATCTTTAGTTTTTGTTCCTACTTTTGATAATCCATTTCTATAATTTCTATATTCTGTACTATTCATACCTAAATCAATCATTTCATCTATTTTCGAACTATTTATTGACTTATAACCACTATCTATATAATCTTGTGCTTCCTTACTTGAATATCTACCAAATAATGCTGATTTAATTTTACCTGTAGTACTATTATCTGCTGAAAATCTTAAATTGCCACTATCTGTATAACTACCTGCTATAGGTAAATCATCATCATACATTTTTAGTCCTTGTACAGTCTTTCGCAATTGACCATATCCAGTTGGAAGAACATAATATGCCATTGATTCTAAAAAGTCCTGTCCTACATCTTCCCAAGTAATTTCATTACCAAAGGAATCTGTTTGACCTGTAAGTTTTTTTATTAGCGATGTTGCACCTGTCATTGCTTCTTGAATTGGAATCCTTCCACCAGAAAAAACGCTCCACATTGGAACATTATCCATAAAATCTCCAATAGCACTTTCAAATTTTTCTTCTAATGACTTATCATCATCGTCATCAAATATTTTCATTAACATATCTATAGGATCAAACATAACAGATGAACCAGTTAAAGATTTCATAAGACTATTAAATAAATAAGATGCACCAAATAATTGACCTAATTGAAAAACAACACCAGCACCTGATTTATTACCGCTTTCAATATCCATTTTATTGTCATGTATCATTGATGACCATTGGTTATTAACTTCTAATTGGAATTGAGTTAAAAATCCAAGAGTTTTAGAATTAAATAATTCAGCAGTAGACCCCTGACTTCTATCTCCCATTATTCTTGCCGAAAAATCATCAGCATTTGATATTGCTTCTTGTTCTTTCATTCCTTTAGACAAGTTTTCAAAATATTTACTTCTCCAAATTTGATTAGAAGTAAAATAATCAGAACCACTCATAAAAATTTGACCTGCATTACTGATTTTTTGCCATGCCTTTTGTGATAATGTATCACTACCAAATCTAGCAGTTAAAAAGTCAGATTTATTTATTAATCCATCGTTATGAAATATATTATTAATGGTTGATACTGTACCTTTAACAAATGATAATTTACTTGTTTTTGAAGCACCTTGTACTGCAGAAGCAAAGTTTGTTAATGCACTTCTTACATTAAATCCTGTCATATTAGAACCAACTTGGGATTTTAATGTATTTAACGCAGTATATACTCTTCTTCCTAAAAATCTTTCTGCTGCTCTATCAATAGCACCTTTTTTACCAGCAAGTGCATTTGCCTGTTCATCTAACCAAGCAACATATTTACTCAATTTGTTATCTTGTATATCTGCAACTCTTTGCTCAAATTCAGCATCAGTCAATGAATCAACATTATCTAATCCGTGAGTTTGACCATATGTCTCTCTTATAAATTTACTTAATGTTCTATATCTTTGAATATCTGATGTGTGAAATATTAAATTTCCTGCCCCTTCTAGATATCCATCAATACCTGTTATTGCATCATAAGTTGTTTTCATTCCTTTTCTTTCTAATGAACTTGCAAACCAATTTTTACCAGGTCTATTAAATTCTGTTAAACCATTTATGTCTGTTGGAAGATTTTCAGAATCCATATCATTTCTATTAAAAGGAACACCCCATTGACTCAACTTATCGCTTATTTCGGTGAAGTGTCTCATATAATCTTTTCTTTTTGGTATAGCATCATATCCTAAATCTGTAAGAACATTGTTTATTTGATCTATATATGTATCGTATTTATTTCTAAATACTTCTGATGCATGTTTTATTTTTTCTTGTGTTTTAACATCTGGAAATTCTTTTGCTAATTCTTTATCACCATAAGGAATTTCCTCTCCATGTTCATTTATATAAACCTTTTCAACATACTTCTGAACCGCTGCAGATTCTTTACTTCTTGCTTTTATTCCAAGTTTCTTTATATCTTCTCTTTCTTGATTTAACCATCTTGTTTTTTCTGCAGTGTTATGCTTAGTTTGATTGATAGTTGCATCATTTATTTTTTTACCTACTTCATAACCGAAAACTTTTTCATTTAATCTGATTGGATCTGTACGCTGATATGCAATTGCATTTATATCGTTTCCTGTTTGTATATCATCAAGAGTTATTCCCATTTCATTTAATAATTCTTGTTGAACTATTGCTCTTGTTTTTCTTTCTGCTTTACTTTCGAGTTGTTTTTGAATTTCATTTAAATCAGATTCAGTCACTGAATTATTTAATAAATTATTAAATACTCTATCAGTTACTTTTTTTAATTCACTATCTGTTATTCTATATTTTTCTGTTATTGTTGTATCTTGATTCATAAAATCAGATAATTCTGTTAGCATATCTGCTTCTCCTGTTATTTCATTACTAAAATAATATGGATATTTATTGCTTAATTCTTGATAAATACTATCTACTGGTTGCCCTTCATTACCAAGTCTTAACTTTCCAAAATTAGACTTTCTAAAATCACCATAATCTGTTATTTGATTTTTAAGTTCATCTGATACTTTTATTCTTGAATTTCTAATTTCTTTTTTTACTGATTCAACCTCTTTATCTATATAATTATATTCTCTATTTGCATATTCACTTACTATGTTATTTATTTCATTATAAGTTTTAGCATTTGTTAAATCTTCTTTTGTCATATTATAAAAAGATTTCATTTTATTTCTGAAATCTTTCTTTTCTTGATAATCAAAATCTAAATAATTTTGAGCAGTTTTTGTTGCAGATTGAATCGCTTTATAACTTCCTTTTTGTAACGCTCTTTCCACTTTTTCATCAATTGTTTTCTTTCTATTTGTTTCAAGTGGAGAATATTCATTTTTATAATTTGAATTTTCATCATTATTACTTAAAGAATATTTTTCATCAAAAAAAGAACTATTTTCAGTTCTTTTTACTCTGCCATCCACCAATCTATTACTTCGATTCGAATCTTGATGAATATCTTCTTTAACCACTTTATCATGAACTTTCTCCCTTAATTCATATGTCTTGTCTTTTATTTTATCACTTAATTTTCTATTATTCAAGTAATTTTCTAAATCCTTATGTTTAGCATTTTTATCAACACTAAGTGGAGCAATATAATCTAAATTATATTTTTTATATTTTTCTTGTTCAAATCTATCTCTTGTATTGGATGCTTCTATCTCACCTAAACTATTGTAATATTTTAATCTACTATATTTTGTATTGCTTCCATTTTCAAAATTTTCTATATTTTGAATTTTATGTTGTATTTCGTGAATTAAAGTACCCTCAATATTTTGATTACTACCAATAAGTTTATTATTTATTGAAATAATATCATCTATTTTATTATAAGAACCATTTGTAGAATCAGAAGCATAATTTTTAAATCTAACTTTTTGATTTTTAAGTTCTGGATATAACCTAAACAATGAATCGTGTTCTATCAAATCAGATAATTTATATTCTGTATTTTCTTGTATATTCAAATTATCTTTTAAACTCATATTTTTATCAGATACTTCAAATTTCCATTGACCATTTCTATCTTTAAACCAACCTGTTTTAAGCCATATTTTTTCATTTTGAATATTTTTAATATCAAGTTCTTTTGCATCTTCAAGTGATTCAGTTAATTTTTTATAACTTTCTGGATAACTATCTTTTAAATTCTCTACACCATTTGTTCCTATTAAAGAATATTTAGTTTTCTCTGATGTCTTACCTTTTACATTTTCTTTATATGCTTGTTCAAATCTATATTTAACTTTTTCTAAATCTCTTGCTTCTTGACTACCAGCAGTTACTGTATTATATAAATGTTTAACATAATCATATATTTTAGTAAAAACGTTAGGTTGTGATGTTGAAAGTTTTTTTATAAATTCTTCATCATTAAATATATATTCTCCAACTAAGTCAGAAGTAACCTCATTTTCTATATTTGCATCTAATCCTGAATACAATTTTTCAGTAGATTTAATCCTATGATCATAATCTCCTTTTGATTTTGCATATTCTTTAACTGCATTTTGTAATAAAGTATATTCTTCTGTACCTTCTAATAAGTGTGTTGTTTCGTGTCCTACAATTTTATTTAATGCTTGTTTTGAATCTATATTTATTAATATTTTTTCATTACCTTGTAAATCTTTACCAACTAAACCATTAATATCTTTTCCTTTTACTTCATATCCCATTTTTTCTAATTGTTCATTATTAACAAATTCATATCTTGTGCCTCTTTCCTGAGCAATTTTATTTACATTTTCTACAAAGTTTCTTGATTTTGTTGTATTATTCATAACTTTACTAGCACTTTCTTTTAGTGCTTTAGTAATATCACTATCTGTTTTATTTTCTTCATATTGATAATTTACACTTTTTTGTGATTTTTCGTAAAAACTTCTATGTAATAAATCATCTTTACTTATATCTGCGTCATTACCTAAAATATTGGATATTTCATCAGCATCAATTGTACCTTCCTGTAAACTTTTTTCAACTGACTTTCTAATTGATTTTATTTCTTTATCTGATAATTTTGTATTAGATAAGTCAATATCTTTATTTTCATATTCTTTTTTTATTCTTTCTGCTATTTTATTTTTATTTTCTTCTGAAATAGAAAAATTTTGTTCTTGTTCTTTTATAGCATTCTCTATTTCAGTATTTATTGCCTGTTCTCTTGATTTTTTAGTTGTTTCCTTGTTAACTATCTCATCAATTACTTTTTGTTCATTTTGAGTATATCCAGTATCAAAATCTCGACCTGTTTGTTTAGCCCATCGATTTCTTGCAATATTTTGTGACCCTTCCATAACACCTGATGTTACTGCTCCTAAAGTACCAGCATAAAGATTTTGAGTACTAAAGAAATTTTTAGCAGTGTACGATGCTATATTACTAGCAAGTTCTTTTGCATTTTTAGAATTTTTTATTCCTACACCATTATCTTTTTCTAATAATGCTTCTTCAACTATTGGTCCTAAAAATTCTTGTAAATATTCTTCAGTAAACTCACCTTTCATACTTGTTAGTGTTTTTCTTAATGCTTTATTTTTAACAAATTTATCTAATACTTTTGAAGTTAATTTATTTGTTGATTTTCCTAATGCACTTTTACCATATACACTTTCAAAACCACCAAGTGCTTTTTCCATTGCCATTTCAAGTGTTCCAGAAACAATACCATATTTTGTTGCTTGTTCTTCTGTAGCACCATCTTTTTTTGCTTCATTATATGCACTACCGCCGTAGTTAGCAAATCCAGTAGCAAGTGCTCCTGCGGAGTTTCCAGTCATCATCTGTGGTAACATTTGCCCAATAGAATATGTCATTTCCAATCCTGCTCTTCCAACAGGATTTTTTGTTGTGTTAATATTGTTTTGTGCAACATCGCTAAACATATTATATTTTATTTCTTGATCATCTAAAGATGGTGTTTGTCCTAATATTTTTTTCGTAGTACTTTCTATTCCTCCGATTCCTGTTTCAAACCCACCTGCTAATGTTGTACCTGTTTTTATTATTCCACCTGACAAAGTACCTGATTTTTCTTTTACTGCATCTTTTATAATTTCTGAATTTCTATTTGTTCTTTCTTTTTCTAAAGTTGTTGTTTTTTCTTGTGCTTCTTTTAAAAGTCCTTGATATTTTTCATCATTTTGTACTCTTTTACTATTTTCATTAAAAAGATTAATATTATTCTCCTTTTTATAATCTTTTAACTTATTATATGCAGTATCAGAATCTTTTTTTATAGTGTCAACAGTTTGTTCTACTTTTTTGTTTTTAGATTCATTTATTCCTGCTTCAACAGTATTATAAATTACTTCACCAATTCCGTTTGTTGCTAAACCTAAAATTTTACTTGGAATAGAACTTTTGCCACTTATTGTTTTTTTAACACCAGTTACTAAAATCCCTTCTCTTTCTTTTTTAGGACTATTATTTATTGTTACATTACCATTTTCATCTGTAGTAACTTTAGATGTTGTTTTCTTTTCTTCTTTATTGCCGAATTTTTCTTCTAAATAACTTCCTAATGCTCCAGTTAAGGTTGCATTCTTTTTCTTTTTTTTAGCCATTATATCGCCTCACTATACAACTTTAGATTTGCCATTATATTTTTTATAAGTTCTAGAACCACCTTCCCAATACCATTGTGTACCATCTGGTGTTTTCCATACATTTTGCGTATTAACATTACCTGTTTTTGTATTTGTTACCATTATTGTTTTACCTGTTTTAGATACTGCTCCATAGCCATCAATTCCTTTTGGTTGATATCCATTACTAAAATATCCATACGAACTACCAGATGAACCACTTCCATCTGTCAATTCATAATTACTAGATGAACCATATTGTGCATTCCATCTCGCTTGGGAATTTGCTTCTTGTTGTTTTTGAAATGCTAAACTTTCATTATATTGTCTTACTGATTCTTGGAATTCTCTATCTTTATTCATTTGGTCTAATACTGCTTGCCATTTATTTTGATAAGTATTTTCTATTGTTTGTTGTGTATTTAATTGGCTTTCTAATAAAGAATTTTTGTATTGAAAACCTTGAAGTCCTAATTCTAATTGTTTTTGCAAAGCATTATATGCTATCTCTGCCAAAGCACTATTATTTTGAAGTTGAGCATCTTTTATTCCATTGTTATAATTTAATATAGACCTATCAAAACTATCTCTTGCAATTGCTACTCTATTTTGATATGTATTATACATACTTACTTTTGAACTTTCACTATATCCACTATTTGATAACCCTGAACTTGCCATTTGTTCTGCATTTACACCATAATCATTCGTTTGTTTTTGATAATCCGCATATGCACCTTTTTGTTCTTTTGTATAGTCTTTTTCTGTTTGCTCTTTTTGTTGTTCTATTTTTTCAATTGCAAAATCAGTATTAGCCTGTTGTATTTCTTGTTGCTTAGTTGCATAATCTTTTGAAGCTTGAATCTGGTCTTGATAATACTTATCTGAATTATTTATCATAGTATTATAAGTATTATTTGCATTATCTAATGCTGATTGCTTCTCTGATTCTACTTGCTTAAATCTTTGATCATTATAATCAATATTCATTTGTTATCACCTCTTTACATAACTTCCTATGTAGGATTCTAAAGTTCCTGAATAAAGAAAAAATCTAGTTTTTGAACTAAATTTTAATTGTATGCTTTTCCATTTTTTCTTTTTTATTCTTGCTACTATAAATCCTTTGGTATTTTTATAATCGTTTATTTTTTCAAATACTCCGTTGTTTATTTTTGTTGATATAGTTATATCTCCTTCAATATCAACAACACAACCTTTTTTATTAGTAGTTTTTTGATATTGTGGATAATTAAATTCATCTTCTGGTGTTGTCCAATATGAGTTTAAATTATCTGTTTTAGTTAATGAATAAACTTTATTATCCAAACATAAATATAATATATTGTCTTTTACTTGAGCATATGTAATATTACCTTCCATTTCCCAATAAAACCATTCATATTCGATATGGTCATTAATCTGACATTTTTCTCTACTATCTGCTAAATAGATTTTATTATTGACTATAACAAGTAAATAACCTTGAAATTCAATTAATTGTAAATCTTTATAATTTTTTTCTCTTAATAATCTAGAATCTATTAAACTACTTCTATGTCTTACTACTTGTTCAGATGTTACATCTGAACTTATTCCTTCCATTCCTCTATCACTGAAGAATACAATATCATCATTAAAATTTATTCCTGTTGAAACACAACCTATACTTATTGATGAATGTGATGAAGGATATGTTTTTCCATACTCACTGTCTATCGTCGGATTATGATAATAAATTGTTGTATTTGCTTGTGACGGTTCTTTTAAAACCCATAATGCATTGTTACCGCTTATCATTGCTTTTACTGATGCTATATCTAATCCTTCATTATAATAATCTAAATCGCTTATATATCTTGGATTATTTAAACTACTATGAAAAATAGTACTTGGATAATCTTGATTACCACTAAAAAATATTCTGTTATCAAATACTTCTAATAAAGTACATTTATTTATTCTATTAGCATAACCACTTACATGTTTTTTAAATTGAATTATTACATTATCTTTTCCATCTGTTAAAGGTTTCTCCGGTGCAGTTGTAAATTCTATATAACCTTCTGCTGGATAACTTTTAAATGCTGTTGTATTTTTTCCATTTATTGTTACAACTGGTGCATAATCTCCATCAAAAGTTTCAACATCTAAATAATATTTTGTTTCTTTACCATCAGCACAAAAACTATTTTTTCTATAATCACTTAATAAATTTATGTCTTCGTATGTTGTACCTCCACCTAATGGATTTCTACTTATTGTTGTTGTAGGTATATAACCTATTACCTTTTTACAAGTTTCTCCATTATATTCTAAATAATTTATTCCATCTTTTAAAAAGAATATATTACTATATACAAAAGATTGTGATTTTATTGGATTCATTCCTTCAAATATAACTTTCTTTTCTTCCTTATAAACATCATATAATTTAGTTCCACAATGGACAATCATATGACTTTCTTGATTTATTTCATAAAAAAAGATGCCAAATATAGTATTATCAAATTCACTCAATAATTCTAATGTTGGTCTTGTTTCTATACATCTTCCATTTGAACCACTATAATTTCTCCATACATTTAAAGCATCTGGACTTCTATACAAAGATACTTCATCTTTTCTATTACTAAAATCTACACCTTTAAAGTTTTTATAATTTCTTGTTATTAAACTTCCACTTATTTGAGTACTAGACATTTATACCACCATCAATAAAAAAACTACTCATTGTATTTCTTGGGTCTAGACCTTGTAGCATTGACTCATATCTTTTTGAATAAATTTGTCCATAATTGCTTGAAACATCACTTTTAAGCAAATCACCTGCTATACCATACGGCATTATTTCAAGTGCATCATTTGTAAGTTCAAATTTATAATTATCAGGTGTATCATTATTTATTTGTGTTGGATATTTATAATAAAGTATTTTTGCCGTTCCATCTTCATTAAAAATTATAGTATCACCTAATTGTTCATAATCTACATCTTTTATTATATTTAATTGATAAATGTCCTCATCTATATCTGTAAGTGTCATTATATCATCTTTTTTTACTTCTTTTGTGATTAATGCATTAATTTTTTTATATCTGCATATTTCATTTTGAATTTGATTTATTACACTATTCATTTTAGTTGCCAAATCATTATCTTCAGTTAAATCATCCGAATCTTCATTATATTCTTCTATTAAAGAATATGTTTTAATTTTCATTTCCTCTAATGTCATAATCTTCACCATCCAATGCTTCTGCTAATCCTTTATAATCGTTTATAGCAGTTTCTATTGTTCCTATTGGTTGTGCTGGTAAAAACCAGCCTCTATTTTCTCCCTCAAATAAGAGAATTTCACCTTCTTCTAAATTTATTGTTAGTTCACTCTTTGTTGTGTATTTATCTGTTACAATTTCTTGTTTTGTTGTTAATTTTAAATTTTCTAATTTTTGTTCTACTTTCTCATTTTTATAATCAAATTTACTTTCTTTGCTAACTACCATTCCTTCGTATGGTGTTAAATCTGGTCTTAAAACATAATATTTCATATTTTCCTCTCACTTCTGCCTATTAATGGAGTTGCACCATTCAATACTACTATAGACATATAAAAAGGCTTAATAGCCTTTATTTTAGTTAATTATTAGGCTGGGATTTTTACTGCTTGTAATTCATCTTGAGCGATTATTTTTATACCATATGTATCAAGTCCACGAACGCCATCAGCGAAAGCGCCTTCACGTCTTAATGCTTCTACTTCATTAATTTGTCCAGCGAAAGCAATTGCATTCTTTGTACGAAGCATACAATATTTATTTGTACCATCATTGTAAATAGCATTAGACATAACTACTTCTGCATTATTATACATACCTACAATACCTTTACGAATTAATTCAGGATTATTTGTTGATAATTCTATTATATTATTCTTAAATGTTGAATAAGTTGCAGGGTCAATTTCTACTCTTATACCAAAATCACAATTTCTTAAGTTTAATGCTACAAAAGCATCATCAATTGCAGTTTTTATTCCTGCTTGTGTTTTAGCAGTTGCAGTTGTAATGTTTGTAGCACCTTCCTTATAATTTCCTTTTGTAATTTCAAAGTAGTTAGTTAAACCATCTTTTGTTGGTTTTGCAACTCTTTTATAGTATGTATCTCCATTTGAATTTGTTTTAGCAATAAAGTAGTCTTTAAATGTTTTAACATCTGTATCAGTTGTTTTTGTATATGTAGCACTTTCTTCATCAATAGTACTTATACATTTACCTGCTACTAATCTTCCTATGTTAATATCTCTTCTTTGTGCTAATCTATTACTTGATTTTTCTTGGTATTTTTCTGGTAGACCTGGTACTGATTGTGCTTTATCAATATCTTTAACATTAAATGCAAAGTATTCAGCAAAATCAATAACAAGGTTTTGTCCTTTGTCTGCCATATCTTCATAATCTACTTCGCCATGATATCCACTAATTGTTGGATCTCCTACTCCTAGAATAACAACTGTTTTAGCAAATTTACAATCTCCCTCGTAGTCTCTTGTACAATAATCAACTAATTTTGTTTTCATTTCCAAACTATCTTGAATTTTTTTAGACCATATAGTTTGAATAAAGTTTTTTACTGCCATTTTTATCACTTTCCTTTCTTATTTTAGGAAGTTTTACCATTTCATCATTGAACGTTCAATTGCTTTCATTAACTCTGGATTTTTATCTAAATCCTCTTTAGTAAATTTAGATGCTTCATCAAAAGTATAAAATTCCTTTACTTGTTCTTTATCATTAGATTCATTCTTCATACTTCCTATTGTTTCAACCTCTGGCTTAGGTTTAAATTGTAAATACATTTCGTATTTATCTTTTATTGACATACTAGGATTTAAGTTCTTTTCAAATTTTATAAATTCAGAATCATTTAATGCTTCTGCTTTTACTCCAATTGACGCAAGTTCTTTTATTCCTATTTGTCTTTTTCTTTCTTCAGCAATTTTAGTAAAGATTGTTTTATCTCTTTCGGTTGCTGTTCCGTTTTCAATTAATTTTGCAAGTCTATCAGTTTCTTCAGAAATTTCATCAAATCCTCCAGAAATAATATCCTCCGCTTCTGCATTTGCTAATAATTCTTCTTCTCTTTTTGAGTATTTAGGTGTATTTACTTTAATACCTTTCTTCTCATAAAAAGATTGCAAACTATCTACTGCATCATCAAATGAATCAGTTTCTAAACCTGCTTTTAAAAGTTCTTCAACCTTTCCATATTTTTTTTCATACTCTTCTCTGATTTTAGTTTCTTTTCGATATAATTTTTTCTTCACAATCTCATTTACTTCTTCATCAGTGTAAGTTTTTACTGGTGCTTTTTCTTCTTCGACTATTTCTTCAGAGGTATCACCATTACCATCAACTATTTCTTCTGTTGTTTGTTCTTCAACGTTTTCAGTATTATCTTCTAATACAAGTTCTTCATTATTTTCCATAATAAAATCCTCCCTATTTTTTTGAGTTTGCTTCTCATATTTCCATATCTTTTACCCTCATAAATGCTTGGAGCATATAAAAACACCTACTGAATAGGTGTTTCTTCCATATTTTGTGCATCTGCTATTTGTGATGCTTGTTGTTCTACATCACCATTGATGAATTGACTTGCCCTTTGTTGCATTATTTGTGCTTGAGCATTTATTTTAGCAATCTTTCTTTGTTCTTCTTCTTCAATTTCTATTGCTTTTAAAATGTCCTGTTTTGGAGCAATAGCATCATCTGGTAATATTTTTGCATATACTTTTAATTCTCCCAATTTTTGTGGATTAAAGTACCCTGCTTTTAAAAAGTTTTCAAGAGTTAATTCTCTAGCATATTTATCATATGAACTTTTTGGTGTTATATCCACTTTTACAGTGCCTTTTAAATTTTCTAATACTGATGAAGGTATATCGACAAGTTCAACATATTCTTCTCCAGTTGTAGGGTCTGTTTTCTCTTCTTCTAGTTTCATTCCATCTTGCGAATAAGTAACCCACATATCAAGCCATATTCTTGCTAAATCTTCAATAAACATTTTTAGTCCTGTTAATTGTTTAGTCATAGGTTGTTGTGATGCTTGTTGTACCGCCAATATTGCTTTACCTGATGCTTCTGTCGGATTAACACCACCAGTTGCGATATCAGATGAATTTTTTAATTCTCTTGTTATACTTATTAAATCATTTATTGTTTTTGATACATCAGTACTCATTTGTGCTGGTGCTATTGTTGTAAATACTTTATTAACATCATCAACACTTTGTCCTCTTGCCTTTATTGTTCCACCAACTTGATTAATAGCATTTGGATTTGATATTTTATCAATCGCTACTACTTTTGTTGGATAAGCATTTTGCTTAACGCTTAATAACATTCTTGCTAGTGTTTTATTTAATTCCAATTGGTTAGGTATTAGGTATCTTACTTCTCCTTCACCTCTAGCGCTTCCTTTTTTTGATTTCCAAGGATAATGTGCTACTGGATATAAAGAAAGTCCTGAATTTGATTCTTTCTTTACAACAACGTATTTTGTTGATTTAACAAATTTAACTTTTCCTTCTTCTTTCCACATTTTAGTGATTAATGTACATTTATTATCTTTTTCATATTTAGCAGATTCTCCAGCCTCTTCAAAATAATCACTATCACCTTCAATATTTTTGATTTGTTCTTCTGATACTCCTTCTTTTCTTGCTAAATTTTGTATTTCTATCACTGATTTTCTTTGACTTATTATTATGTATGGTTGAGATTGAATGTCACTTGAATTTTCATTGCCATATTGTATATCAGTTTTGTTTATTATTTCATTTAATGGTTCTTGTGTATCAATATCATAATTAACATACATAACACCTTCATCATTGACTGCACTATCTTCAGATACTTCTCTAACCTTGAAATCCATTGAATCTTTTTCCCATACTTTGCTTGCTTTTTTATTTAATAGTTTGCAAGTTTCTTCTGCCGTTTTTCTGAATTCTCTATCCTCAAAGTTTTCACTTGAATAATTAATTCCCCAAAGATTTTGATTTATAGTGCTTACTTTATAATTTACAATTGTTTCAATGAAATTGTATTGTGCCTGTTCTATTCCCTCAATTTTAGCACCTTCCCACTGGTTACCCGAATACATACGGTAGTTTTTATCTGTATCAGTAAACATATTCATTCTTCGCATGAAACTTTTACCTTTTTCAAATAAAGTCCATTCATCAGTAACTTTTAATTCTTCTAAATCCATTTATCTCACCTCGGTATATCTTTTTGCCCTAATGATGTACCATCATAAACATCAATGTTATGCTTAATAACGTCATCTATTTCTTGTTGCTTTTTTAACTCTTTGCTATCTTGTTTTTCTCTAATCGATTCAATAGGTGACTTGTCAATTATTCTTACAGGTTGATTATTTACAACTCTTTGTCCAATTTTTGCACCTAAAAAAAAGCATATTATGTTTGATATGCTTACTATTAGTAAAATAATTGCTTCCATTATTTTTCTCCTTTTTTATTTTTCTTTATTTCTTTTTTTGGTTCTTCTATTTTTCCATATTTTTCTCTATATACTTTTTTCTTCATAATATACCTCCTAAATAATTTTTATTTCTTCTCCATAATCTTCTTTCACTTCTTCTTTTTTACCCCAATTGAATTCTGAATATGGTGTTAATGGTTCTTCATTGAATATAACTTGTTCTCTTGATTGATGTGCAATCGCAAGTCCCATCATTTGATCATCGTGTTTTCCTTCTGGGGCTTCAATTCTTCCTTTTTCATTTTTTACTATTGTTAATAGTTCTCTTAATGTATCTTCATCATTTATTGAATCAGTATCATCTCTTACTATTTCTTTTAATCTGGATATAATAACTGGTCTTGTTATTTGTGTTGTTCTAAAACCATATTTCTTTTCAAGTTTTCCAGTATATTCATCCATCTTTTCTCTTATATACATATTTGTATAACCTAATCTTTCTAGTTCCATTGTCGGATAACTATCAAAGTTCGTTTCTATACAAATTAATGCATTCTTATAATATTTTCCTAAACAATACATTTGCTTTGCATACAAATCTGAATCAAATTCATTTTTAAAATTTGCTACTTGTATTCCTGTTTTTGCATCTAATACATGAGCAGTGAAATAGTCACTACCATCACCTGCAGTGTCACCACCAATACAATATTTTGTCATTGTTGGACTATTTGGTAATTGATATATTCTTATATAACCATTTCTATCATTAACCCATTTTATGTTTGACATTTTTTTATCTTTAGGTAAATCATCATTATAATCATATATAAAGTAACCAACTTTCAATGGTTTTGGTATTCTTTTTAATCTACTTAATATTGCCTCACTATCAAAAGCAGGTTGTCCTGATAGTAAAAATGCTTCTTCTGGTGCACACGGATATTCTTGTTTAATTAAATCTTTATCTATATATCCTTTATATTTTTTGTAATACCAATAAAGTTGATTATCATTTAGTTTAACATCATCTTTTAGCCATTTTAATCTTGTATATATCCAGTCACTTTTTGTATCAATATTATTTATAAATTCATTATGTATATCCTCACTTTCAAAATTCAATACATATTCTTTTGTTCTCCACCACTCAAAGAAACAATTTATATGCTCGTTACTTTCCCACATAGTCTGGTAATCATTGAAGCCATTTGCAGTTGATTCATATATTTTTATACAATTCTTTGTAAATGCTTCTCCAAGCGCTGCCTGAATAGGTGCTATACCATCTTTCCAAAATGCACATTCGGATCCGTGAAAGAAATTTATTGTTCTTGAACGACCTACATCTTTTGTTGCAGTATCAACTGCCCAACTACTATTAATCTTTTCGAATAATAATTGTTTTCTATTATTAAACTTTTCAGTAGGTTTTAATATGTCTGGAAGTTGTGAGTACGGATATTTTGCTTTATTTTGAAATATAGCCTCTGAATTATCACTCTTATCTGCTAATGTAAATCCTTGAAAGTTTCTATTTAACAAACTACAGGATAATTGATATGCAGTTACAACAGTTGTAAATCCTTGTTGCCTACCTTTTAATATCAAAATAGATATGTTTGTTATTAATCCTTTTTCATAATCTTCTTTTGCTTTATTTAATATATTGATAAACTCTTTTTGTACATCATTTAAAAAAAATGGTTTTGTTGTTTGATCCTTATCTACAACTATGAATACTAATTCTATTAATTTTTCTGGATTCTTTTTTACTTCATTTAATAAATCTATATCATTGTATAATTGATTTGCTATTGCTTCTCTTAATTGCTTATCATAATCTATGTCATGAAGTTCTTCCCATTTTTCTTTTCTTTTATTTATTAAATAATCTGCTGTGTACTTCATAATAAATCTTCTAACTTTTTAATATCTACTTTACCATCTAGAATAGTTTTATATTCTCCAGTCATTTTATTTAAAGTATCTATTGCTTTTAGTTTTGTATTTAAATCTGCATTTTTCATATATAATATTTCATCACTACCATCTGGTAATTTTATTTTTATTTCTTCTCTTTGTATATCTTTTATTACTTCTGATAACCATTTCATGCGCTCTTTAGCAGTCATTATTGTTTCATCTTCTATTTTTTCTTGTAATTCTTGTATATAATTTTGTATGTTAGCATTTGTTAGCAATCTACTAGCATTTACTTTCGCTGTATCTTCTTTCTTACAAGTCTTATATGCTTTTAAATATGCTTGTGTCCCATTTAATCCATTTTTAACATATTCTTGACAAAATGTGATTTGTTTGTTGTTCATTTTTTCTTCTTTCATAGTTTTTCTCCTCCTCTTCACACTTTTTACTTCTAGGACATTCTTTACAGTGGTATATCATGCATAATTTTAAGTTTTCCTTTTTCTTCTTCATATTTTTTCCTCAATAAAAAAACAACCTTATTTGGTTGTATTAATAGATACTGTACTAATGATATAGATAAAATTTTTAAATCAATTTTTCTATAGTTTTTCCTTCATTATTCATTAAATAAACATTTAATATCTTATAATGTTCTATTTCATTTGATATAGGATTTGACATATCATAATCAGTAAGTGGAATACCTACAATATCTCCTATTTCTGCCATTCCTCCTATTTCCTTATATTTATCACCACTATAAATTTCAGTTATTAGTTTGCCTTCCGTACTATTTTCATTTTGCTTTTGTCTACATATCTTTAATATCATAATATCTCCCTACTTTCTATCTACCTATATCATCAGTACACTACCTACTAATAAATACTTTAGAATAGATATAACCTTTTAAAACATTAGTTATAGTGCACTCGAACTAATATTTCTTCCCTCTCAGTTCTAACTTTCCAAATGTAATAAATACAATAGTACTCATTTAAAGGTTTTACTGAACTATTTTAATATCTACTCTAAACTATCTCTAGTAGATAGTGATATTTGCTATCTTATTCCCTCGAAATTCGTATAGCAAATTTACTTCTACTAATCCATTTAATATTAACTAAATGCTTCAAAGTAAATAGTGCCTTAACCTATAAAGACGCATCCGCTAGGAACTCATTATCCAAAGATTTTTGAGTACATATTTATAGACACCATATCAAGTAAATATAAAGGATTTTATTAGTGTTTTGTTTGCAATACTCAACTAAACTCTCTTGGCAGATTTCACATCACTTGTACTTCGTGTTCTAGTGAATTATAAGTCATATTAACCTTTAACTGCCAACATGCGACTTTTTATATATTTACTCAATATGCTACCTATAAAGTAGCACATAGTCAGGGGAATGTGTCTTAAGGACACTATAGAGACAACATAATCCTATATTATCTCTATAGAGCCTTTAAGTGCTCTATTTAAAGGAGTTATAATGGGATTATTTTATATTATTCCCATGATACTATTTTATCATTTTAATAGTGCAATTGGTGTGCAATCTTCAACATTTCTTTTACCTGTATAATTTTTATATATATTTATACATTGTCTCCTGCAGTAATGTGTTGCTTCTGCAATGTCATCCCATTTCATTCCTTTTTCTTCTCTTAATTTGATTATTTTTGCTTTCAATGGTTCATACTCACCTATACGCTTTAATTCTGCTTCTACATAGTTATTTAATGCTATTATGTAAATGTTTAATTTTTCTATCCACCATTCGATGTCTTCATTTTCACATTTATAGACATACTTGAAAAACTTTTCTTCTCTTGTCATACTACCATCTACTCTATCAGTATTTGGATCTGCTACTTTTGGTTGTGTTTCATTAAAAAGTAAATTCTTTCTATCTATGTATAAATTTAATAAATTTGTTAATCTATTTATTTCATTATTTGCTTCTTTAATGGTAAATTTAATTTCTTCCACTTTTTATCCTCCCATACTTAACAATATATTTTAATAATTCATCTGATACTTTTTCATATCTTTGTTTTAATTTTTTATATTTAATCTTTAATTCTATAAGTTCGTCCCTTAATTTCTTTTCTTCTTCGGTCATATTATTCACCACGATCAAAATGTTCTCTTAATTGTCCATTTTTCATTCTTACATATTTTGTAATTATATTTTTATAATTTACTACAAACCCCTCAACATTTCGATTCACTGATTTACAATACTTTTCATATATACTATCTAAATGTTCCTTTGTTGGAATAATATTTAATTCTGTTACTACTGGTACTATTCCCATACATTTAGGTATTTCTTGACTTTGAAATGGATATATAAACAAATTATGATCATAAATTAAGTTATATAAATTAAATTCATCATCCATATTTGCTTTTGCAAACATATAATATCTCTTATCAAATTCATCAATGGGATATTTTATTTGTCCCATACCTATCCATTCTCCACATACTGCACTATCATTATGTAAATCTTCAAATGATTCTCTATTATCATTAATCCATTGTAATAAACCTTTATATAATTTATCTTTGTTTTCTTCTAACTCATTTATTTTAAATATATTATTTCTTTGGGCTATATATAATTCATCATTCTTTTTGAATATTACTAAATTACTCCCATCTAATTTTTCTGTTAATTCAACTTTATCTCCCATACAACTTACTCTTTTTGTTTTAGGATATATTTCTTTCTTTATCATTATCTGCTCTCCTTTATTTTATAACTTATTTGTATTTTTTCTTGAAAGTCGGCATTGAAACTTTATATGAACATTGTGGACATTTTAAATAATTTTCCATAAACCAACTCAACATTACATCTTCTTCCATATAAGTAAATTTACAACCACAAGTTTTACATTTTGTTATATAAACAATTTTATCTGGTGGTGTTTTAGTTCCTTTTTTAATTATTTTCATTATTTACCTCCTAAAACAAAGTGTGAAATATAGATTTTATAGTATATTTCCACTTGCCTTTAATTTGTTCTTTACCATTAACATATATCTTATTATTAACTGTACAAACACAATTTTTAAAGAATACTGATTTTGGCTGTTTTACTTCTTTTCCATCAATAAATAATTTATTATTGCATTGCATTATATTCATTATTTATCATCTCCTAATTTATCATAATAATCATCTACATCACCACTTAAATCATTAAATATAATCATTATTTTTGTTTCCCATTTTGAATTGCTAGGAACAAAATTTTGTGACAATACATATGCTAATTCATTCCAACTCATATATTGAAGTTCAGGTGCTTTATATCTATTACTATTTTTAATTTTTTCTATTTGCTCTATAATATTTGCTATTCTTTCTTCATTGAAATCACATTCTTCATCAATTACTTTTATTATTTTATCCGCAATTTCTTGAAAATTTCTCATTATTTATCATCTCCTAATCTTAATAATCTTCTTCAGAATACATTGAACTAATTTTATTAAAAAAATCATTACCTAATTTTGATATTGTTTTTTCATCTAAGTTTAAGTATTCTAAACAACCATTCTCGTAACACCATTCATAATATTGTTGCATTGTTATTTTATTTTCTTCATATAATTTCTTTGTTCTTGTAAAACGCATATCAAAATGCCAACAATAATTTTTACCAATATGAGTATAATAACTATTTTTGTTTATAAATTTTTTAGAACAATAAGGACATTGATATATAATAGTTTTTAATTCTTTTGGTTGTTCTACTTCAATTCCTTTTATTTTCATCTGATACTCCTATTATACTTTTGTATTTTTGTAAACATCTATTATATGCTATTAATCCTGCTCTTTGTATTCTTTCATCAAGAAATTCAGTATTTTTAACTTTTTCTATTCCATTCTCTAACCATTTTATAAACTCTTTTTGTTGTTTTATCATATTACATACTTTTAATTGATTTAACTGCATATTTTCAAATGCTCTTTTGTTTTGATTATCTAAATCTTTTATATCTTTTTGATATTCTTCAAGTTGTTTTTTTAATTCTTGATTTTCCTTTATTAATAAATCTAGGCATCTAGCATTTTCACCGTAGCAATTACCTAAAAAACGAATCTCACCATTTTCTACTTTTGCAACAGTTAAGCCAATCCCATCTTCTCCATTTTCATCTACACCTATCGTGTATTTATCAATGTCGTAAGTATATTCTTTATCATTCATTTTAAATTTCATTTAACCAACCTCCTTACTCACAATCATTTACGCCTAACCAATCTAACAAATCAACATAACATTCTTTACATAAACAACATATCTTTTTTGTTGCCACATCAACATTTCTTAAAATAGTTATTCTATTTTCTCGGTAAACTATCTTCCCACATTTGCAACAAATACGACCATTGTTATTAGAAATATTGTTTATAAAAGTATAAAGTTCTCTATCGTTCATTTCTCTAATGTTTTGTAGTTTCATTTCATTATTTCTCCTTTAAATTGTTAATTTCATCTATTAGTTGGCAAATTGTTTTATTTAAATATTCGAAATTACAGTCTATTAAGTTTCTCCAGTTAGGCATTTGGTCTCCTGTTGTTTCACTTGGAGCAGTTTTGTGCAAAATAGGATATTCTATCTTCTTTGGCTCTTCAATTATTTCTACTTCATTATCTAAACAATTGCCATTCGTTGCAAATTCTCTATATAAAGATAATCCTTCCCAATAATAAAAATCATCATTTTCACTATATTCATATATTGTACCGTCATATTTTATTTTTTTAGGTGCTTTACCATCTTTAACTAATCCTAATAATTCATACATTGTTATTTTCATTTAATCACCTACTTAAATAATTTTAAAATATCATCTTTCTTTAAATGCCCTTTTAATTCTTTTACTTTTTCTTTAAATCCATTAATAATTTCTTTTTTTATATCTTTTTCAATATTATTTATGTGTTTTTCCATCTTTTTATTTTCTAATTTTAAATCACTAATTTTATATTCATTTTGTTTTATTGTTTCTTGAAGTGCTTTAATTTGTTTCTCTAATTGTTCATTTCTATCTTTAACATCAGTGACTCTATTTTTAAATTCTTCTAATGTTGTTAAAGATAAATTATATTTAACTTCATATTCCTTTGCTTTTTTTAGTTCATCTTGTAATTGATAAACACTATTTTGTAATTTTCTGTTATTATCAAATTCATCAACTAAATATTGTTTTATATCTGCAACTGATACTTTCTTTTTATATTTTGGTACTATATTAAATTTCATTACTATCTCCTTCTATTATTTCTATTTTTTGATATTGTTCCAATAATTCTTTTATTTTCACTTCTTGCTCTAACAAACCTTTTTTTACTTCTTCTATGTTTGAAAAATCTTCTCTTAATCTATTCAATCTTTTATCTAAAACATCAAAATCTTCTTCATAGTTTGCTATAATGTATCTAACATCATAATAATATTCTCCATTAACTTTTATAAAATAATCCCACTTTTTTTCTCTTTCGCGCCTAATTTCAATTCCTTTATTCCAATAATTTTTTGGTTCACTACTATAATCTTCAAAAAACATTTCTTCTGTAACTAAAACATACTCGTGTTTCCAATTATCCCCAACTTTTTTAAATATTAATTTATTCTTAATATATTTTAATGTTTCTTCAACTATTTCCAATTCACTATTTATTTTACGTTCTGTTTCTTTTTTCTCTTCTTCTAATTTTTTATTAACATTTTCATATGCCATTTCTTTTATTTTTGATATTATTTCTTTATTCATTACTATCACTTCCTTGCTCTAGTTCTTGCATTTTATCTATAAGAATTGTTATAGACTTTGCATTTGCTTCTAATGGTAAATACATATAATATTCTTTTACTATAAATTCTTTTAACTTATTCCAATTATCTTTTAGTTGGTATATTTCTTTATCAATTAGTTCTTTGTATATCTTAGATGAATTACTCTCTGGTCTTATAAAAAATTTGACTATACTTTTATCTCCAAAATATTCTGTTATCCATTCATCAGTCCATAAGTTAATTTGTCCTTTTACAAATGGATCTTCTTCTATTTTGACTATCTTATAACCATTTAAATATTTACCTATTAAAGGATATAAATCTTCTTTATTCATTCTGACACCTCTTTTAATATATCTAATAATTCTTTAGGGTTTGCACTTCTTTCAAATACAGTTTCTTCAATGCATTTTTCACCTTTACTATCATAATAAGAATAAATATTTTCTTTTATATATTTATCAATTCTATCAATAACTTCTTTTTGCCTTTTACATTGTTGTTCACTCTTTTCAAATGCCTTTGCAATAGCACAAACAAACCATAATTGTTCTTGATTAAATGTTTTTACGACTTTCATTTCATCAACACTATCTAATATTGGTATTTTAACTTCTATATAATCTTTATCCATATTTCTTATTTCTCCTTTCTTTTAATAATTCTTGCACTTTTTAAAACTTTTATTTTTTCTTCTAATAAACTTTTGTAATCAATACCACTAAAACTACACCAACTGCCTAATCTAAGAAATCTACCATCGTATGGCGAAAAATATATGTAATGTCCTTCAGCATATTCTACTGAATAATATCCACCACCATTTATACGTCCATATTGTTTTAGTTTTTCTAAAGAACATTTTAAATTTAATTCATAATTTTCTAATTCCATAATTATTCCTTCCTCTCTAAATATTCTTTCAACTTAGGATCATACTCACCTAAAATCTGCAATGCAGTTAAATAATTATTTTTATATACTTTTATCATTTTATTTAGGTTGCTCATTTTTATTAACAAGCAACCTATGATAAATGCTAGTATGTAAATCATTTTAGTTCCTCTTTAAATTCATATGTTCTTTGCAAATCTTCGTAAAACATACCATTTAAAAGTTTTATTTTGTCTATTTTATTTTCTAATTCAACAATTTTATTTGTTACTACTATTGCAAATACTGTTTGAATAATTGCTATTAATAAAATTGGTATTATTGTTTTATAATCTATTTTTTTCATTCTTATAACTCCCTCTTCATCACTTTGATAACTTTAATACTTAAATTTATTAAGTCTTCTATTGTTACCTTATAGTACTTTTTATTATCCACATTTTTAAAATGTTCTTTTATTTTTAGTTTTGTTAATTCTTCAATTGTTAGTTCCATTTATTGTTCCTTTCTAGGTCTTCCTCTTTTCTTTTTAGGACTTATCAATTTTTCTATTTCTTCTTCTGTATATACTCTGTTTTTATATTCACTATTTAATCTTTTATTTGTTTTATTTATTTCTGCCATAATGAATTGTCTAGAATCATTTCCTATCATTTTCGATTTTTGATTTTGATATGCCAATTCTAAATCATGTTCATTGTTTAAACTTCTTCTTTCTTTTCTTAAATTATGAATTTCTTTTACCACATTTATACTTGCTTCATCACTTAATTCGTTATTTTCTATTAAATGATATAAATCTGATAATTTATAATCTACTTTTTGAAGTTCTATGGATTGTGTTCTGATCATATCATCTATATCATCAAGTATACATATAGCATTTTTTATTTTTTCTATTATCAACTTATCTCTCATCAAATCTCCTTTATGTCATACCCCTTGAATTGCATCAGTTTTTTCTTTAATTTATATACTTCTGTACGATAACCTTTTGTATCAACAATAATAAGTTTTTCATCTTTTACATAAGTAAAATCTGCTATATAATTTATTGACCTTATTGTTTTACCTTTAAATTTAAAACTTGGTTGTAATTCAAATTTTACTTGTGTTTTTAAATCTGTTATCTGCTTGTTTTTAAGCATCATTTCAAGAATTACATAATAATCTCTTTCTTTTTTTGAATCGAATGTCATGTCTTTATAAATGCACTTTTTGTTATGATACTTATTCATCTTTTAATTTTTCCTCTAACAATTTTATATATTTTTCTGGACATGCTGTCATATACATTTTTGTTATCAAAAATATACATCTGATTATTGGTACAAAACTAATTAATAAATGAGTCATTATTGTTTTAAAAATTCCATCAATTTTATCTTTTGTTTTTAAATGTTCTCTTACCATATCTCTTGATTTTCTAAATTGTTCTCTAAATAAAAGCCCTTCTGCCATAGCAATCAAAAACCAAACTACTACACTGCTTAAATATACTTTTAACATTGTTACCTCCTTATTCTATCAAATATTTTTTATAATGTTCTTCGTGTTCTGGAAATCTTTCTACCATAAAATCATATATTAAACCTTTTACTTCTTGATTATTCTTTGTATGAACTTCAATTATGTGTTGATTATATGTTAATGGTACTAAATTCCATAATTCATTGTTGTTTCTGTTTCTATCTATGTGATGATAATGTCTAATTGCAAACACACTACCCTTTTTAGGTATATATTGATTTTGTAATCCAACTATATAATCTTGATTATCATCTGCTTCATATAATTTATCTAATTGTTCTCTTATTTTTTTTGGTATTTCCATTTTATTACCCCCTAAATTAGATTTAATTTTGCTATTTCATTTGGTGTCATTGTTTCAATATCTAATTGTTTACATTCTTGTATTATTCCTTCTATAAAGATTGTCATTTCCTTTGTATCAAACTCACTACTACCTTTGTAAATTCTATATATAGTGAATTCTCTATTATTAAATAACCTTTTGGATACTATTTGATAATATTTAAAATAGCCTTTTGGATCTATTGAAGATAACATACTTATTTCGCTAACTTGTCCATAAGCCTTAAGCATTTCAAAGTATACTTCTTCTTTAGATTTTCCTATTAAATTTCCTATTTCAGTGATTAATTGCCAAGCATATGAATTTTGTGATAAACTTCTTTTCTTTCTTTTTTCTTTTATTTCAAATTGCTTGTCCTTTTCTTTTCCATACAACCACTGAATTATTTGCAATGGTGTTCCTATCATAACTTATCCTCTAGAATGCTATATCGTCATCACTAATCTCAATTGAGTCTCCAAAGTCAGCATAAATCTGTTCATCAGTTGATTTTTTGACATTCTCTGCTTGTTTTGGCTCTTGTTGATTATTTGTTTTAGTTTGTAAAAAACTCATTCTATTTGCCATGAAAGTATAGTCATAGTGTTTGTTACCTTTGTTGTCTTCCCAATTGTGATTTTTGACGCTTCCTTGAAAACCAATTAAATCGCCTTTTTCACAATATTTGCATACGTTTTCTGCCATTTTTTCAAATAGTGTAATAGGTACAAATGTTACATCATCTTTTCCATTTTGTACTGCTAAATCTATTTGTGTTACTGCTTTATTTGAACTTGTATATCTTAACTCTGGTGATTTTGTTAATCTACCTATAAATATAAAATTATTATTCATTTTCTTTTTCCTTTTCTTTTAATTCTTCTATTTCTTTATTAAACTTTTCTACTTTTTCGTTATACTCTGCTAATTTATCTATAACTACTTTTTTTAATTCTGTATATGCTTTTTCTATATCTCCAAAAACTATTTTACTAATAATAGAACCACTACTAAATTTTATTGATACCGCATGATCCAAACTATTTAATGTTTGTTCATAAATATCTATTTGTGCTTTTTTTAAAAAGTCATCTAACTTAGTTTTTATATGATAATCATATGTTGTTTCTATTTCACCATTTGGTGTTGATAATTTCCCAAAAAAACTTAATTTTGCTTTTACTTCACAATAATCAAGATAATAACTATCTTTTCTAAATTTATCAGCCTTTCTTAATTGTTTTCTTAATTCTTCAAAATCATTATATTTTGTCATATCCAATTCAATATCTTTTAATTCAAACCATTTATTATTTTTATCTTTCATATTATTCAACCCTTTCAAATTTCATATTATTAGTTTCTAAAAATTTTTTTAATGCTTTTTGTTGTGATAAAGTTCCAGTAATTTTTAATGTGTATGTTTTTATTGGATCTATTTCTTCTACCTCTACTGGATTATCAATCATTTTTTCTATTTCTTCTTGCTTTTGTTCTTCTATAATTACTTTTGTTTCTTCTTTTTGTTTGTTTAATAATTGCTTTTGTTCTTGAAGTTTATTATTTTTTCTTATTACTTCGCCTAACTCAAAATGTGTTAGATAATCATTTTTTAATTCAATTTCGTATTCACTATTTAAACTTTCTATTGTTATTAAATCTTTTCTAATAACATCTATTTTTTCGATTAATTCATTTTCCAATGCAAATTTACCATCTTTCCAAGATCCCTTGTTTAACCATTTTTCGTTGAAAACACTATCGAACGATAATACATTTGCTAATTCTTTTACATTTTCATTAAATATTACTTCTATTTTTTCTTTTCTTGATTGCTTTTCTTGTTCTTCAAACACTTTTATTTGTTTATCTAATAAACTTGAACTTTCCTCATAAAGATTTTTTATTGCATCACATTTTGATTTAAATTCTTTTATCGGTTGTGATATCTCTTTTTCTATTGCTAATCTTCTATCATTTATTGCTTTAGCAGTCTTATTTAATTCTGCTCTTTTCTTTGTATCTTCATCTAAAGTTGCTTTTGTTACTATATATTTTTGATATTTTTCTGTATCTTTTTTTGCCTCTTCTAATATTTCATCATAATTTTTTATTTCTAATTTTGGTAATTCATATTTTTTAACTTCTATCTCGTTCATTAAAATACTTCCTCTCTTTCTTTATCTTTTTTTTCCAATATTTCATACGCTTCCTTGCAGTTCAATTCACTTAATCTACTTTTCCCTAAAGCCTTTACTTCTTTACCTAAAGATTCCATATCATCTTTAAATTCTGATTTTAATAATTGAATTTGCCCTTTTTGAATTGGCATATCACTAAAATCATGTACTTCTTCTTTCTTCTCAGTTGTGATTTTATTAAAGAAATATCTATCAATTATTTCTTTTAATTTTTTATCTTTTGTTATTCCTGATATATATTGTAAATAATCATCATCATCTATTTCTTCAAATGTTAAACCTTTGTATTGACCAAAAGTGAATTTATATTTTTTTACGAGTTCATCTATATTTTCTCCTTTTGTTTCTACATTTAAACTTTGTGCATCATCATCTTCTGTTGCTAATCCAAAAGCCATAAGCAATGAATATCTTCTTGCATATGTCAATGCACTTCCTTGTTTTTGAGCTGGATTATCTGTTCCAAATAAAGTTGCATCTACTACTTTACTTCCTTGTAGCCATTCATCTTCCCATTTATTGTCAAAACATCTTTTTGTCATAATATAATCATCATTATCAATTCTTTTTATTTGTTGAATATATTTTGCATTTATACTTTCTAAATACTCGTGTATTTGTGCAATATCAACATATGTATATGAATATTCATTACCGCTTTTTGTTTTTACTTTAGCAGTTTTATTTTTACTTATTTTAGTTTCATTCTTTTCTCCTGTCATTTGTCTAACTCCTTTTTCCATTCAAGCACATGACACATTCTTAACATTTGATTTGCTCTGTGCTTTATATTGTTTATTGTTTCTTCTATTTCTTCATCTGTTTCACAGATATAAAAACCTCCTGATTTTCCTGATACACTTTCTACCATTCTCTTAAAACTTTTGTCTTCTCTAATGTTTTGTATAATCTTTCTCATTGCTTTGTCGCTTCCAACTTGAAACTTGCCTCTTAAAGTTTGATTTTTAATTAAATTTTCTTTACCCCTATGATTTTCTACTAAGTAGTTATAAACTCTTTCTTCTATTGTTTTTTCTTCTTCCTCTTCATCATATTCTGTGATATTATTATCTTCGCATTCTGGACATAAATTAATCATTTCTCCATACGAATTACCAAAGGTAGAATAAACTCCATAGTAGGTTTCTAAATCTACTTTTCTTGGTTGTCTGAATTTAAATCCACAGTTATTGCATTTGTACATAATTCTTTTTCAAGTTTCTTATTTTCTCTTTTCAATGATCTGATTTCTTTTTTTAATTCTGCTTCGATTTCATTTTTATTTATTTCTAATTCACAATACTTTTTATTAAGTTCTGATAGTTGTGTTTTATATTTATTCATTTGATTTACTGCATAATTCTTTGCAGTTTTATAATCTTCTATTTTTTCAAGCATTTCATCTATATGATTTTCTAATCCTCTAATGGTTTTATTTAATGCTTTTTTTGTTTTAATGGTTTCATCTAGCCATTCATTTACCTTTTCTATTATTCCTTTCATTATTCTTCTCCTAACCAATCATAATCAAATATTTCTTCCAGTTCGTCATTTTCTTCTTTTGTAAAAAGTTCATCATATGATTTGTTTTTTATATTTTTTAAAATTCCTTCAGTATATTTCAAATTAGTTTTTCCATTCATAATTGTTTCATTAATTGCATATTTTATTTTTCTAACATCATCAGTTTCTTCTATCCACTTTTTAACTGCCTCTTTTTCTATATCGCCTAAACTTCGATGAAAATTTTTCTCTATATTATTTATATAAGTACTATAATAACTATCTATATTCTTATATTGTTGTTGCTCGCCTGTTGCTTGTTTGTTAGAAAATGTGTTAATTGCCTGATATAATTCATAGTTTTTTATTGATATTATTGAGAATTTAGTATGTTGCTTCTGTGTTAATTCCCCTGTTGAAATTAAGTGTTTTATTGCAGTCCTTATTTCTTGAATTGTCATATCTAATTCTTCACTTAATGTTTTATATGATGTAACAAAACTTCCTCTCTGGATTAGTAAACCCTCAAAATATCTATCTTGCCAATTTGCTTTTAATAAACAATGAATGAAAAGTATTTTTGTATTTTTATTTTTATACCATCCCCAATTTAAAAATTTACTATGGAGTTTTATCCAACTTTCATTCACTATTTACCTCCCGTTTGACTTTTGTTCGTTTTTCTGCTATAATTACTAAATGTAAATTTTTTATATTTACGATTTAATTTGAATTATCTACTTTCAATCGTGGTTGGTTGTGTAGATAATTCTTTTTTTTCGTTAAAGTGTTCTACATTTATACATAATCCTATAAATCCAGCAACACAGAAAACTATAAATAATACATATACTAATCTATCTTTCTTACTCATTTTTTGATCCGCCTCCTTCTATAATCCAAATTTCTTTTTTACTAATTTAGTTAAAACTATCTTATTTCTTGTTTCGGGTATAAAATAATTTTCTTCTTTCATTTGTTCCCTTATTTCGTGTGCATATCTTAAAGCCGTTTTGTATGGAATTCTTAATATAAATTGCAATTCCTTTGGATTTAGATATTGCTTTTTTAATAGTTCTTTTTCTTCCACATTATCCCTCCTGGTTTTCTTTTCGTTGTGTAAACACTACATTTTCTTTAAAAAAAATATCGCCTATATCACAATTTAATGCTTTTGCAAGTTTTAACATTGTTTTACTTTCAATATTATCTAAAGTATTTGTTTCTATCATTGAAATCGTTGGTCTTGAAACACCAGATTTAATTGATAATTCTTCTTGACTTAAGCCTTGTGCTTGTCTAAATTCTTTTATCTTATTATTCATTGTTACCTCCTATCTATTGTCAATCATACACTACATTTCACTTTTTGTCAACCATAAACAACAAAATATTTTTAATTTTTTATTGAATTGTTGTAAAGTATGTATTACAATCAATAAAAAGGAGGTGTATTGTATGAATTACATTGGAGAATTTATAAAAAAATATAGAGGCGATATGTCACTAAGAGAATTTGCTGATAAATGTGGAATTAGTCATACACATCTAGATAGTATTGAAAAAGGATTTGATCCTAGAACTGGTAAACCTGTAAGAGTAACAGTTGAAACATTAAAAAAAATTGCTTCTGCAATGAATATGTCTGTTAACGATTTATTAATCCAATCTGGAGATGTAAAATTAGAAGAATTAAATTTTGATAATGCTAAATTAGTTACGCCAATTCAAGAAAGTGTAAAAATACCTGTATTAGGTAGAATTCCAGCAGGAATGCCCTTTGAAGCAATAGAAGACCAATATGCAGTAGATTTTGAAGAAATACCTCGTTCTTGGTTAAATGGTGGAAATCAATTTTTTGCTTTAAAATTGGATGGTGATAGTATGGAACCCGAATATCACGATAAGGATATTGTTATTTTCAAAAAAACAAGTACTTGTGAATCAGGGCAAGATTGCTGTATAAAAATAAATGGGTTTGATGCTACTTTTAAAAGAGTTAAAAAACAAGAAAATGGAATTATGGTTATTCCACTAAATGAAAATAATTCAACTGGATTTTCAGCAACATTTTTCACAAATGACGATATTATAAACAAACCAATTGAAATAATTGGTGTTGTAAAACAAATTAGAAGAAATATTTAGGAAAATACTTACTATGAAAAAAAAGTTTCAAATTATAAATAATTATAATCGAAAGGAAAATAATAAAATGAAAAAAGTATTTAATACAATATCATTAATTGCATTAATATTCACAATATTATATCCAATATTTATATCATTTAATTCTGAATTGGATTTAATTACAAAAATAATTAATTATTTATTGTCTATTGGTTCTATATATTTTTTATATACAATATGGGAAAATCACAAAAAATTTGATTCAGAAATTCAATTTATATTAAATAATGAGGAAAGTATTAACACAAAATATAAACATTTATATACAACTATAAAAAAATATTTAAATTTATAAAAAAAAGATAGTCCCACTCGCCAAAGTCGACTATCTTAACCGAACTCATAGAAAAAGTATTCCAAAAGAATATTGCTTTTTCTATACACTAATTTTAACAAAAAAGCGAACAAATTACAAGAGGAGATGATAAAATGAGGAATTTTAGATACAAAGGAATAACTATATATGAAGATAAACCTACAAAAGATGGAAGAAAATTTTTTTTTAAAAAATATAAAAATGGTAAACACTATTCATCCGAAAAATATAAAACAACTGATGAAGTAGTAACTGCATATTCAAGATTTGTTTTAAAAAATAATGATCCAATTAATAAAAGATTTGATTTAGTCGCTGATGAATATTTTAACCATATGTATAAAATAAAAAAAGAATCTACAGTATATTGTTATAAAAATGTTTATAACCTACATATATACCCTTATTTTAAGAGTTCTTACATAAATCACATAAATGTATCAGATATTCGCAAATGGGCTGAAACAATAGAAAAAAAAGGCCTATCACTACGTTATATGAACAATGTTTACAATATATTAAAATTGATTTTTGATTTTGCTATGAAAAATTATGGTATTGAATCTAATCCCGTTCAAATTTTCGGTAGATTTCAAAGAAAAAGTGACGAAGTCGTAAAAGATGAAAATAAAATAAGATATATAACATTAGAACAATTCAATCAATTTATATCAGTTATTGATAATGATTTATGGAAAACATTTTTTATAACCCTATTTTATACAGGTACTAGAAAGTCAGAAATACAGGCTTTAACTTGGAATGATATAGATTTTAATAATAATGAAATAATAATAAATAAAATTATATCAACCAAAACTAGCGAAAAATACAAAATAACGAATACAAAGAATAGTTTAAATAGAAAAATAAAAATGAGTAAAACATTATATGAAACATTATCAGAATACAAAAAAGAAGTAATGAAATTTACTGATTATTCTAATAATTGGTTTGTCTTTGGGAACACAAGATTTTTACCCGAAACAAACATTGCAAGAAATAAACACAAATATTTTGAATTATCTGGTGTTAAAGAGATAACTATTCATGAATTTAGACATAGTCACGTATCATTATTAATAAATGAATATATAAAAGTTTCTAAAGAAAAAAATATGAAAGTTGATACTGCTAAATTTTTCTTAATGTTATCTAATCGTATGGGACATACAATAGAAGTTATGCAAAGAACTTATATGCATTTATTCCCTACGATTCAGGACGAAATTGTTGATTTATTAGATAATTTATAG